CCAGTACGTGAACCTTCTCAAGTTATGTTTACTCTTCTTAATCTTTTGATTAACTATGGAGAACGTATTGGTGGTGCTGTAGACGTTATGACAGGTCAAAACCCTGGTCAAAATACTCCTGCTGAAACTACTCGTACTATGGCTGAACAAGGTATGAAGATATTTAACGGTATCTTTAAACGTACTCACCGTAGTCTTAAACAAGAGTTTCGTAAGCTATACAGACTTAATCAAATTTTTATTTCTGAAAACACACATTACGTATCTAATGCCACAAATGCAGGTATTATTTTAACTGATGATTACGAGGGTCCTGTAACAGATGTTTGCCCAACTGCTGACCCAAGTATTACATCTGATACACAAAGATTAAATCAAGCTATGGGTATAGCTTCAAGAGTGGCTGCTACTCCTGGTTTGTATAACCGTTATGAAGTAGAACGTACATTCTTAAGAGCTATGAAGATTACAAATATTGAAAAGGTATTGCCAGATCCTAAAGGACCTAACGCTGTACCTCCACCAGTTAATCCTAAGTTACAAATTGAACAGCTTAAGATACAAGCTAAACAAGCTTCTGACCAATTAGAAATGAAAATGGCTTTGCTTAAACTTATGTCTGAAGCAGAACTTAACCAAGCTCAGATTCAAAAACTACAAGCAGAAGCAGAAGCCATTAAGATTGGTATTGCTACTGAGGGTGAGAAGATGCGTATACAAGAAATTAATATGCAAATTGGTTTACAAAGAGAACGTAGAGAAGGTTTGTTAACTGCAATAAGTACAATGAATAGTGTGTACGACACTATGATGAAGCATGGTAAAGATTCCCCTGGAGATGACATGGTAAGTAATCTTATGGGTGGTCAACAAGGTATGGGACAGCCTCAACAACAGGAGATGCCCCAATTACCTCAGTAAGAGTTTTTTAGTAAGGAGAGAAAATGGAAGCAGTAAGCCCAGGTAATTTTGAAGAGTGGAAACAACACCCAGTTACTAAACGTCTGATGAAGATGTTAGCTAACGATAGGGAAATGATGAAAGAAGGATTGGTTAACAATTCTTATGATGAAGATGAGGAAGTTAAAGGTAGATGCCGAGCAATCGCAATTATCCTTAATATAGAGTATGAAGATTTATACGAGTCAAAAGAAACTAGAGAGGTTATAAATGAGCAATGATTCTGGAATTAATCCCGTAGGTTGGCGAGTTCTTGTAAAGCCCCAGGAAGTTAAAAAGGTATCCAAAGGTGGAATTATTTTAACTACTGAGACTACTGAAGCACGAGAACAAATGGGCAATACAACTGGTATTGTTATAGCAATGGGTGACCAATGTTATGCCGATGAACCTGCACCTTGGTGTAAAGTTGGGGATAAGATTATATTTGCTAAATACGCTGGACTGTTGTATTTAGGCAAAGACGGAAACAATTACCGTATGATTAACGATAAAGACATTACGGGAACCTTGGATGCTGATGTAGACTTGGTAGATCCTTATTTAGCTAAAACTTAAGTTGACACTTAAACAAAGATAGGAGTAAGATATGAGCGATGATGCAAATGTTACTAGTAACAATGAACTAGCCGCAGAAATTTTTCATGAGGCTGAATCCCAAGGATGGGTTCCAAAAGAACGTTTTCGTGGTAATGAAGCTGATTGGGTTGATGCAGATGTGTTTGTAAAGAGAGGTCGTGAGATTCTTCCTATTCTTAGAAAGAACAACGAGAACCTTGTAAAAGATTTACAAAGCACTAAACAACAACTACAAGAATTTAAATTAGCAGCGGAAGAGTTTAAGAAGTTTCAAAAAGAAGCTTTTGAACGCAAAGCTCAAGATTACGAGAGACGCATTGAAGAAATTAAAGAAAGCCGTGCCCAAGCTATTAGTGATGGGGATGGAAAGAAAGTTAACGCTCTAGATGATGCCTTAGATCAAGCTAAGGAAGAACTAGTAGAAGCTAAACAAGCCGTTAAAGATGCAGATAGAGTTCCTGTAACTCCACCTACACCTACTATTGAACCTGAGTTACAAACTTGGTTAGACAGTAACAAGTGGTTTGGTGAAGATAAAAGAATGACAACTATTGCAAACGGATTAGGTGAAAGCATTCGACTAGAGTTCCCAAGTCTTAAAGGGCAACCTTTTTTAGACAAGCTTGATGAAGTGTTAGCAGAAGAGTTTCCTAATAAGTTTGGTGCAAAGAAAAGTCCTAGCAGTAGAGTAGAGTCTGGATCGGGTAGGCAAAGTCGCACAAGCGGCAGTAATGCTCAATCGTATGATAATCTTCCTGCTGAAGCAAAAGCAGCTTGTGATCGGTTTGTAAAACAAAAGCTTATGACCCGTGAACAGTATGTAGCTGATTTTGATTGGTCTTAATTTAAAGTAAACTTAGAAAGGAAATAGATATGCCAAGAGCACTAAATGAGTTTGAAAAACGTGATCGTCTAGTAGAGAAGTTGGAAGAAAGAAAAGCAGCAATAGAAGCTCCTACTCCTGCTACAGATGGTAGAACTCGTAAAAGACGCAACACTTTTAATGGCACAGAAGCCAAGATAAGTGTTAGACAACAAATTGAAGGATACCACTTACATGTCTTTACAGACGTAGGAGGTAGAATTCAAGAAGCACTAGATAATGGGTATGAATTTGTAACCCCTACCGAAGTAGGTGGTGTGAGTGAAAACGTAGTTAGCCGTAATGGTGACCTCGGAGAAAGAATTAGGTATCTTGTAAATCCTCGTGCTGAAGGCACAGAACAATACGGATACCTTATGAAGATTAGGCAAGAATGGTATGAGGAAGATCAAGCCGAACTTCAAGCTAAAAATAATACGATTGATTCTTCTATTCGTAGAGGTAAGATTACTGGAGAAAATCCAGCATTCTATGTACCTACAGGTGGAATAAAACTTAACAATTAATTTAAAGGAGTCTTAAATGGCTAACGTTTCCCGCCCTCGTGGTCTGTCTCCAGTTGGAACTGTAACTGGCGCACCATTCAACGAGCAAGGCCAATTGTTTGCAATTGCTAACGATGCTACTAACACCTACGCTATTGGTGACTTAGTAACATACGCTGGTGGTTCTGATACAAACGGTGTTGCTTACATTACTAAAATGACCGCTGATAGCACTGAGCCTCTTGGTGTTATTGTTTCTATTCGTCCTGCTGATCCTGGTGTTAGCTTACAAGGTGTTGACATTGACCTTGGTAAACTTTACATTCCACAATCTGCTGGTCTTCGCTATGTTTACGTAGTGACAGATCCTAATGTTGTGTATGAAATCCAAGCTGATACTTATGCTTTAGCAGACGTATTTAAAAATGCTGGTGGTAACTACACTGCTGCTGACTCTTTGTCACAGTCTTCACCCCAATCTAGTTTGACTCTTAAAGCTTCTACTGTTACCGCATTGGGTACAAGTGGTTCTTTAGGATTACCATTCACAGTTATTGGATTTGCTCAACGTTCAGATAATGCCGCTGGTTCTTATGCTAAAGTAAATATTGTTCTAAACAAAGCATTCTTTAAGCAAGCCCAAGGTACAGCTTAATCTAATTAATTAAATAGGAGAAATAAAATGGCAGGTGTAATTACCACAGGTTCCCATCCCAAAGCACTATGGCCTGGTGTCAAAGCTTGGTGGGGTCAAACCTACAATGAGCATCCAGAAGAGTACACAGCTCTTTTTGATAAAGACACATCCAATCAAAACTATGAAGAAGATGTTGAGTTAACTGGCTTCGGTCTTGTTCCTGTAAAAGAACAAGGTGCTGGAGTTCAATACGACTCTGAAATCCAAGGCTTTATTACTCGCTATACACACGTTGCTTATGCAATGGGTTACATAGTGACTAAAGAAGAAATGGACGACAACTTGTATGAGCAAGTATCTAAGAAACGTGCTGCTGCTTTAGCTATGTCTTTTAGACAAACTAAAGAAAACGTTGGAGCTAACGTTTACAACCGTGCTTTTAACAGTACTTATTTAGGTGGTGATGGAGTACCTTTGTGTTCTACAGCTCACCCAAATACTACTGGTGGTACGTTTGCTAACAAGCCTACTGTTGACGTTGACTTGTCTGAAGCAGCTTTAGAAGATGCAGTAATTGCAATCATGGGTTTACAAAACGACCGTGGTTTGTTAGTTGCTATTCAACCTAAAGATTTGCACATTGCTCGCCAAGAAGTGTTTAATGCTCAACGTATTCTTCACTCTAGCTACCAAACAGGTAATGCCAACAATGACATTAACGTCATTAAGTCTGGTAACTACTTGCCTGGTGGATTCAAAGTAAACCATTACTTNACAAGCCCACACGCTTGGTTTATCCGTAACACTATTCCTGGTGGAACTGGTATGAAGTACTATGAGCGTCANGCCATTACATTCGATCAAGACAATGATTTTGATACNATGAACGTTAAAGCCAAAGGCTATGAGCGTTATTCTTTTGGATGGTCTGATCCTCGTGCAGTATGGGGCGTTAACGGTCCTTGATTGTTATTAGTAACATTAGCCCCCCTTTACTGGGGGGTTTTCTTTAATTTAATGGAGTTTATAAAATGGCTTATGAAATGTCTAAAATGAAGGGTAAGCGTCCTGAACCAAAAATGACCAAACAAGCTGGTGAAGGTTCTGTAAAGAAGATGGCTGCTGCAAAAAAGATGGCTTCTACAATGAAACCAGCAGCAAAAAAGAAAATGATGAAAAAGAAAATGTAATCTTAGTGTAGAATACANTNATCCAATGACGCTGTAGAAATACAGCGTTGTTATTCTAAACAACGTCAAAGGAGTTTTTAAATGGCAAATCCAACCCGTTTCCCCGCTGGTATTAGTACTTACGTCAATAAGACTAACAGCGTTCTTGCTACTTTCCCTAATGTTCCAAACCCAACTCAGTCAAGTGTAGTCACTTCTGAAATGAATCCTTATGTTGCTGGTTTTTACACAGTAACTAATACAACTGCCACTATTGGTGCTGGTACAGGTCTTACTGGTTTTAATGCAGGTATTGTTTCTCTTGCTGTAACTACTGCATCTGGTGGTAAAGCCGCAATTGCTCTTAACGGCAATAGTTCTACTGGTCAAGCAATTCAATTGATTCCTGGTAATCAAATGTGGTTTAACATTCAAGTAGCACACAACTCTACTTTCTTATCAGACAGCACTACTGTGTCTCGTTATGGTTTGTTTGATGTATCTGATACTACTGGTACTATTGCCAATGGTGTTTACTTAGAAAAATCTGCTGGTAGTACAGCTCTTAAACTTGTTATTAAGAACACTGGTTTAACAGGGTCTACTGTTACCACTACTATTAATAACGTAGCTGATTTAGCTAAACCAAGTGGTATTTATGGAGACACCAGTTCTACAGTTGGTACACTAACTACTGCTGGTAGCTCTAACAAGTACACAAGTATTGTTGTTGGTACAGCAGGTTCTGGTTACGCACAAGCTCCTTTAGTTCGTGCTACTGGTGCTAACGGAAGCAGTCCTTATGCTCAACTGTATTGCCAAACACAAAGCAGTTCTTTNTATGCTCCTTACATCACACACATTGGTGGAACAGGTTATACAACNTTTACAAACGAAGTTAACCATTGGCTTGATCTGTCTTTNTGGTATGACGGTAAAGGTCGTTTCTTCTTTGGTGTTAACGGTAAACAAGTTTTGTCTATTGGACAAGANGGTACTACTGCATTAGCTGCTGGAGGCACTGCAACTTCTGGTAATTCTTTTGCTGTTACCAATGCTTCTATGACTTCTTCTATATCTCCTATTCTTCCTTATGCAGGTGCTTTTGATAACATCATGCCTATGGTTGCTCTTAACGCTGCTGCTGGTTACGCATTAAATACTAATGCTACCAACATTATGTTTGTTGATAGTATCCAATGTGGTTCTGAGTACAATTAATATGCACACTAAGTTAGTACACGAAGCTACCCAAGACAGTATTAATGTTTCCATCGTTAGTGATGGAGGCAAAAATACTGTCTACTTAGTAACAGGTACTATTGTTAACGAGAATGATTCTGTATTTGATATTATAAATATCAACAAGTTAGCAGGTAACCCAACTAATATTAGATTAGATTCAACTGTGTTTATGGTTGAAACTGGTCTTAGAGTATTAGTAAACTATCGTAATCAACCTTATGTTTTACCATTAGAAGGTAGAAGTAAAATTGATTTGGGATGGGTTAGTGGTTTAATTGGTCACGAAATTGATATGGTATTTAAAGGTACGGGATCATTTTTCATTGTGCTAGATGTAAGCAAAATGGGAGTTTAAAATGTCTGATGTATTTATTAAGAGTGGTGAGCAACCTCGCTACTTTGCGTTTAGTGGAGTTACTTCAACTACAGCAACAGGTGCTTCTTCACCTATTTATAAAGAAAGTCCTTACGGTTCTTTTCAAGGAATTATTACTGGTACAGGAACTGTATCTGCAACAATAAATGTTCAAGTAACCAATGAAGATGCAACTGCCAATGGAGCCAATAGTAACTGGATTACTATGGGAACAATTACTTTATCTGGTACAACAACAGCTACAGATGGTTTTACAACCATTGCTCCTTGGCGTTGGGTACGAGTTAACGTAACAGCTTTATCTGGAACTGGTGCTACTGTACAAACCATAATGGGTGTGTAATGAGCACTACCCCAAATAGTCTATATGGGTCTTACGTACCAGCTCGTCCTGACTACGTAGACCAATATGGTGTTACTGATAACATCTATGGGGTTATTATTGAGCCAGAGATTTATTCGTTTTTATTAGTAGAGACTGGTGATTTCTTGTTGCAAGAATCTGGTTATAAATTGGTACTATAAATATGGCTACAACTAATTTTCAAAGCGGTACAGTTATAGCATCAACTTGGTTAAATGATGTTAACAGTGTTACTTATAACAAAACATTTCCAGATAGAACTGTTGCTTTAACTACTCCTACAGTTTCAAATTTTATAGGAACAGGAAGTCAAACAGTTTTTACGCTTTTATTATCACCAGTAGGATCAAATACAACTAATGTTTTTATAAATGGTGTTTATCAAAACAAAAATACATATTCTATTTCTAGCACAACATTAACATTTACTCAAGCGCCTCCTGTTACT